CGTCCCATAATTCTAATAGTAAACTAATATCAGGATTCATCTTTTAACTCCTCTGGTTCATCAACGAGTGTTTCATCATCTACTAAATCGCTTAGATCTTCATCCTCTGCTATTTCTGGAATCTGATTCCATTCGTCCATTACCACTTGTAGTCTTTCTTCAGTCCACTGCTTTCTAAACTCTTTAATAATCTCGCCTGTAACAGGTGATGTATATTCAAGTTTATTACCAGTTTTTGTAACAATGCCTTTTGCTTCTAACAATTCTAAAATACCACTGTAAGGATTCATTCCTGTTTCATATGGTATTTTAACCTGTACACTTTCAAACGGTTTGCTGTAACGAGTTTTCATTACTTTACATGCCGCTCTAATACCTTGTACAGTACTAGTTTTATTACCATCCTCATCTTCTTTGAGTTTAAGTTTCTTCATTGCAACAACAATACTACTTGCATACACAAAGCCTTGTCCTCCACTGATTTTATCATCAGGGTCAAACATATCTTGTGATGCGTATGTGTGGTTAGTTGCAACTAGCCCAATTGGATGTGGTGCTAATTGGTTTACTGTATTTCTAACTAAGGCTGTTAGTGCCTTTGGCTTTCTACCCATATCACCTTTCATGTCGCCTTTTTCAAATTGTGCAACATCAGTTGGTGTAAGTAACATACCTAAACTGTCTATAACAAACAGCATTTTAGGTTGTTCATCGTATGGTAAATCACCATAGTTAGTTTTATAGTCTTTCACAAACTCACTGATTGTTTTAGCAACATCATCAATCATGCTAACACTAATTTTGAGAAGTTTCTCAGGTGTAGTGTCTACATCTAATGCTTGTAGCCAATCTTCGTCTAGTGCGTTTTCACTGTCAAACAATACAACCTGACAGCCGTGGTCTTGTGCGTTTTTCACAAGGTTACCAGAACAAATAAAACTTTTACCTGAACCGGATTCTCCAGCAAATACACTCACTTTACCAAGAGGGACTCCTTTATGGAAGTCCCCACTGATTAAGTAATTTAGTGTGTAGTTACCAGTTGATATCCAATCCTGTGGATCATGGAATCCGGCGCTAATGCCAGATATTCCTTTTGTTATACCCGTTCTGAACTTTGTTAAATCAAATGGTTTCTGCATAATATTCTCCTTATGTTCTATTTCTGATCATATTGAGGATATCATCCGCACTTGGTTTCTCTCCGCTTTCTGCCGCTGGTGCAGGTGCTGGTGCTGTTGCTACAGGCTCTGCTGGTGCAGGTGCTGTTGCTGGAGCCTCAGTTGCCGGTGCAGTTGAAGATGGTACAACTGCTTCTGCCAGAGGGGCATTTGATTCTGCCTGTACTGAAGGTGCAGGTGTTTGTATTTTAACTGCTGATGCAGGAACTTCAACACCATAAGGCTTATAGAAGTTACCCCATTTTTCAACATCATACAACTCACCGTCTACACTTGCTTGGAACATTTCAGCAATCGCTTGTAATTCCTCTTGACCTGGTCTCTTAGGTAAGAACTCAGACAATGTGTACAGACCGTTTTGATCAACCGCCGCAAGTTCAGTTTCATTTAATGCTCTCTCTTTACGAGCCCATTTAGATGTACTGTAGTCTGCGTATTGACCTTTGGTTGTTTTAGTTACTCTAAAATCTGTACCATTCATGTAGTCAGTTGGTAGATTTTCCATATCTGGGTCCATCAATGCTGATTTAATAATGTTAAAGATTTGAGGTGAAATAACAAAACGTCTGATTGGATTCTCAGGTGATGTTTCGTTAAGTGGGTTTTCAGTTACAAATCCATTAAAAATGTAACTTCTTTTTTTCCAATACTTACGACCCATATCTTCTAAAGAAGGATCTTTAAACCAAGGTCTAACCTCAGTTAGTACTGGACAAGTATCGCCATACATTTCTGCACATGGTACTTGTACTGTTACAGGTTTCATATCCCCACCTTTTACGCCTGGGAAAGTCAAACGAATCATTTGTCTTTCTACCCAGAAAAAAGTGTTGTTAGTATCTGCGTCAGGCAAGAACCTCAATGTTGTTGAAGTGCCTTCGTCGATATTCCAGTGTGGGAAGATGGCGTTGTCGCCGCCTGTTGATGAACTGTTTGTTTTGGAGTTGTTCTCCATAGAAGCCAGTTTAGCTCTAATTTCTTGTAAAGATGCCATAATAATTTTCTCCTTATATGTGCCATGTGTGTAAGAACGTCTGTGTTTGTGTTCTTACTGGGTTTATATTACTTTCTTTGTGCCATGTTGTCAACCTTTTTATGCCTTTCGACACTAACCGTTGTCTTTGTTATAATAGTATTTATCCTATATTAGATAAAAACAGTATTTTATTGAACAAATGGTTCTGGTGCTTTAATAAATGTTTCTAAGAAGTCTTCGTATTCTTGCTCTGCACTTGTAGTTTCAGCCATTATAGGATTGCTATCTTGTGCAGAAAGTAAACTTGCCTTAACTGCTCTATATTCAAACTGACTTAAACTTCCACCGTTTGATAATTTACTACCAATTCCTGAAAGATATCCGCCTAATTTTTCACTAGTAGAAGATTGTCCTAACTGTGATACTTGGTAGCCTAATCTAGCATTAGGTGAATCAAATGTCATTACATCACTTTCTCTTATGAACGTTTTAGCATTTTCAAATGTTTCGTTTTGAATAGTATTCATTATAAAACTTTCAAAAGCAGATTGCTTGTTAATTAATTTGCTTAACGTTTCGTGTGCATTTCCTATTTTATCATCGAAATGTGTTTCTGTAAAGTGGTCTTCTAAATTGACTTCATTAACAACTTCAATATCATTATATTCTGATAGACTTTCTACAGCATTAGCATATGTTTTAACACCGCTTAATCGTTTAAATGATGCTCTAATATTATTTACATGCTCTTTTGCTAACATTAAATATTGTTCATTGTCTTCGTTCACAAGACCTTTCTTGTTTACATATCGTATAAACTCTTTTAATTTTCCAAAGTCTTTACACATAGCAACAATGCTTTCACCGATTGTGTCATGCATGACACCACCGTTATATATGTGCCTTGCCATTGCTCTAGCACCTGCTAAATTTTTACTTGGGAAAGCAAATCTTTCTTCATTTGCCTGAATGAAAATTTTGCTGATGTTTCTACTACGTGAACCACGTACTTCCTCGTTTACATCTTTACTATGTTTTACAATAATTTTAACATTATCTAATGGTTGATAACTAGTTTTAATAGAACCACTTACTGGCCCTAAACTTGCTTCTGTTACTGATTCCATATCTACCTCTTTTGATACTTTTGCAATGCTTATTTTGTCACTGCTAGGTTTTAATGTTTTGCCGAATACTCTGAAATCCAATGTCATTAAATAACTTTTTGCCAGTTTCTTTAATTGATTCCTAAGTTGGTCTGTTTCTTCCGAATTCGAACTCACACTAAATTTTATTTGTTCTTGAGGAACATTAAGGGTAACTAATAAATCTGGCTCATTAACATAAAAACGTATTGCATCTGCAGGATCGCCTACAGTATTGCCTTCTTTATCATAAGTATCGACTTTATAACCGTATCCTTTTAATAAATTAAATACTTTGTCTGCTACTGTTTTAACTGAAATTGCCATTAATATTCTCTCCTACTTGTATTTATCAATTATGGTACTTAAATAGGAATAATCGTTTTTGTAGTATTTGTAAATCCAGTCTTTAACATCTGTATTTACAGTATTATCGTGTATTAAAATGTTCCTTTCAGTAGAGTAAGTGGTACTATAGTCCCAATCGATTTCTACATTAAACTTATTATTAAGGTAAATTGTGTCTTTATTTTTAATAGCATTGTAGTCTACCAATACAACATTTACACCTAATTCTTCCCATGCTGGTATTATATCCGCATAGTTATATTGTGTGTACATCATACTAGAATTATCTTTTCCTTTGCGTCTTTTCCATTGTGCTTGTTTGCGTTCTAATAGTTTAATGCCTTCTTCACTATTAAATAAGTGTGCTTCTTCATCAAATGCATTACCTGTAAATGTTTTTGTATGTAGATACCAACTAGTATGATTAATCATCGATATCCATGATTCATACGGGTCACGTATTATAATATATACAGATAAATCAAATGTTTCATTTAATTCTTTTATAAAAGATGTATCTCTATATGCTTGATACCAGCCTAGTGAAAAGTCCATATAAGGCTTGTTTGATTCTTTAACCGTATTAATATATTCTTGTTTAGTTACATTTATAGGTTTACCTTTATATGTTAAAGGGAATTCTTCATAAGGTTTTTCACACCATATAAATGTTTCTTTTAGTGGGTGGGTATTATGCGTCTGTTTTAAGTTTTGCCACAGCCATGTAGTTCCTGTTCGAGCCGGGCCTAGACATAACATTAATTTTGACATTATAAAAATCCAATTGGCATAGGCTCATCATATTCATCAAACGGACCTTCGTCCCTTTCGCCTTTCTCAACTCCTATAGTTGAATTAACTACTGTAAAAATAT